AAGTTGAAGGTGTTGAAAGAGATTCGTGAAGAGGTGGGCGATAACCGCCTACAGGTTGAGCATACGGTGGAGATTAAGCCGTTAAATGCACCGCCGGTAGCGGAAAGTTACGAGGAATGGCTCAAGCAGAACGAGCAGATGGTCGAAGCGCAGTTCACTGTTGAGGAGTCGGTAGCATGAATGAAGATCAACTAACAAGAGCATTAACTCAAAACTTTTTGCGAGATCGACAACAGCCTATGCCGTCTTTGTCACCGGAACAGCAAGAGGCTTTAGCTAAGTTAGTGCAGGGTTCCATGAGTCATAAAACGCGAGTTGATCCGGATGCGCTGACTTACCCGTTTGAAGACGTAGCACTTAGGAAAAAATTAGGAGGCAAAATGCCTTTTCACCTACCTGATTATCCTGATTGGATTCAAAAACGCTCAGTTTATGGGCAAATGGATAAAGTAAGCGATGAGTCAGAACAAGAATGGATAGAAAACAACCCAAAATACCGTTCTGTAAGCAGAAATCTTCCGTTTAACAAAAGATAAATGTCGGATGATACTGGAAGAGCAGACATACAGGCCGAAAATCTACCCTACGGACTCTCGATGTGAGAAAATCGTGGATAATTGGGGTAGTTTACACCGCGAAAACAAGCATTGGAAGTTTGTGCCGGTGGAAAAGCCGAAAAAGGTCAAGGTGAAGGCCAAATGAACTGGCAACCGCAAGCCGGGCCGCAAGAAAAGGCGATACGCGCCAACTTTGTCGATGAAATATTCTACGGAGGCGGTAGAGGCGGCGGTAAGTCCTGGACGTTGTGCTACATGTTCCTCATGGGCGTGGAAAAATACGGTGAACACTGGAAAGGCGTGTTGTTTCGCAGAACCTACCCGGAACTGGACGAAATTATAGACCAGACGCGCAAAATGTATCGTGATTTTTACCCGGATGCAGAATACAAGGTCGGAACGCATCAGTGGCAGTTTCCAAACGGAGCTACGTTGAAGCTCAGACACATAGAAAACGAGGCCGATGCGGATCACTATCAGGGTATGGCTTTTACGTTTGTGGCTTTTGACGAGTTAGGAAGCTGGAGCGATTTAAAAGCGTATCACAAGATCAAGGCGACTTTACGTTCCGGCAGTGCCGATGTTCCGGACAAGAAGATTGTCAGTTCCGGCAATCCGGGTGGGCCAAACCACCAGAATATCAAGAAATACTTTATTGACCCTGCACCGGAAGGCACGGTGATTGAGGGCGAAGACGGCATGAGCCGTATGTATATCCGCAGTTTGGTGACGGATAACAAGATTTTGTTAGACCGCGATCCGCACTACATCAACCGTTTGAAAAGTGTGGGCGATGAGCATCTGGTAAAGGCGTGGCTGGAAGGCGATTGGGATGCGTTTGTCGGCCAATATTTCACCAACTGGAACGAAAAGAAGATTGCGGTCAACAGTTACGAAATACCTGACCATTGGCCGCTGTTTGGCGCTATGGATTACGGTGAAGCGGCACCTACTTCTTTTGGCCTATACACGGTAGACTACGATGGCAACGTCTATCGCATCGCAGAGTATTACCAGGACAACGCCAGTGCATCGCAACATGCAGACAACATTTGCAAGATGATTGAGAGTTGTCCGTTTACAGAGGGCCGCTACCCACAAACCATCTATTGCGACCCTTCGATGTTTACCAAGCGCCGATTATCGGCTGCTATTTCTCATTCACCGGCAGATGTGTTTGCAGAGCATGGATTGTTTTTAACCAGAGCATCCAACGACCGTATCACCGGATGGCGCGTGATTAACGATGCGTTGATTAAGGAACGCTTTTTCTGCTTTAACGGCTGGAACGATGCACTGATGCGAACCATGCCGGCGTTGCCACGCAGCAACAAGAATCCGGAGGATCTGGACACCCACGCAGAAGATCACGCAGCAGATGAATTGCGGTATGCGATGATGCACGTATACAGACCGCACAAGCCAGAAGAAGAAAGACCGTACGAAGGCACCGGACAAGAAGTTATCGACATGATGGAACAAGGCTGGGGTACGCGCAAAGGGCGTTACGCACTGGCATAACAGGAGAAAAGATTATGAAGGGTTTTAACGGAACGCCAACAACGACTAAGCCGAACCGCAGTAAAAAAGGCACTCGCGTTAAAGCGAAACCGGCTGGGTCGGACAACTTGAAAAAGGGCGGCAAGGGCAAATAGTTTGAAGCAAAAACAGATTGAATACTGGCGTGGAGCCATAGAGGACGGTCGTAAGTACATGAAGACGCGCCACAAGACGTGGCGTAGGCTTTTGAAAACGTACGAACTCGACTTCGATGTGCCTGGTTTGGACGAGGATAAGATCGTCAAGATCAGCCGCATGTATCCGTTGGCTCGTCAGATCATCGCCAGTGTTTCTTTTAACTATCCGCATGTGTTCTTCAAGGTTGAGGAACCGGGTCGTGAGTTTGCTGCGGAGATACTGGAGCGTGTAGCCAACGCTGCTTTAGAGCAGATGGACGCTAAACGCGAAGTGCAACAGGTTATTTTTGATGCGTTGTTTTGTTCAGTTGGCTGGCTGAAGTTTGGCTACAACCCACCGGGCGACGACGACATTGTTGCACCGTATACGATTAACGATGCTCAGGAAAACGACTTTCCATACGTGCATCGCGTGTCGCCCTTTAACGTCTACGTCGATCCGTTATGCCCTCCGCATAAACTTTCCGGCGCACGATACATCATCGAAAAAATGATGGTGCCGTTAGAGTTTGTGAAAGAAGATGACCGGTTTGTAAACCGCCGTCAGATTGAGGCGATGTCCGATGAAGATCAGGCCGACGCTTTTATTTATGACATGCAAGATGCTGAACACTCAGACGAGTATGATGCAGTGCAACACGCCAAACAGGGTCAGATGGTCTGCCTGTATGAAGTCCATGACCGTTTGCATAAAAAGCGCATCACATTTGCCGAAGGCGTGACCGATCCGATTGAGGAAGTCGATCATCCGTTTCTTGCGATGAACCCGATCACCGAAACCGATCCGTTCACGGGTGAAGAACGTATGACCGGTGAGTTTGAACCGGCTGGTGGCTACCTGATGGACGGCGGCTTTCCATACCATGCACTGAGGTTCGACCAGACGGAACGCTCGTTTTACGGCGAACCGCCGATGGCGTATGTCGAGGATACACAGTCACTTATCGTTGAGTCGGTGTCACGTAGAGCCGACCTGTTAAAGCGTTTCCAGCGCGTGGTCTTAGCCTCGCGCCGTGAACGCGAAGCCAACCAGGACATCGGCGACACGTTAGAGGGTGGTCGTGACGGTGAGATCATTTGGGTGGAAGACCCAAGCACCTCGATGCGCGAGATGAATTTTGGAAATCCTCCACCGGATCAGTTGGGTCTGGAGTCGGATGCACAAAGTTATGAAGAGCAAAGTTTAAACGTATCGCAGATGGCGATGGGCGGTGGCCCGAAAGTCACAGCCACGCAAGCCAGCTTGTCTGCAAGTTTTGCTCAAGTTAACCGCGAGTGGATGCAGTTGCGCGTAGCCGATTGCTACCGTGCTGTTGTTCGCAACTCGCTGCGTATGATGGCCGATGAAAGATATTTGCCCGATGACTTTTTAGTCAACGTAGCCAGAGATACCGAAGATCCTGTTTATGAGGCGGTGACGGCTGATCTGTTACGCATTCGTTACAAGATCGACATCGAAGCCGGTAGTATGCAGCCGTTGACCGAACAGTTGGAACGTCAGGATGCACTGCAACTGTTCAACATGACGATCAACTTGCCGGAGATAAACCGCATCGAAGCGATCAAGGGCTTACTGGCCTCGTTTCGTGTGCAAGATCCTGACAAGTATTTAGGTGATGCAGAAGACGGCGACACCTTGAAAGCGGCACAACTGGAAAACGTAGCCTACCTGATTAACGGAGGCGATCCGGGTGTCACGCCAAACGAGAATCACCAGATGCACATACAGATCCACCAACAGATACAACAGTTGCCACAGTTCCAGCAACTACTTCCACAGCAACAGCAACAGGTCATGGGCGTAGTGCAAAACCATATACAGCAACATCAGCAAATGCTGAACCAGATGGCGCAAGGCCAGGCACCGCAAGCAGCCGGTGGAGGTGGAACAAATGCCGGAGTAGCGGAAGGAAATATCATGTCACTCGTACGTAGTCAGGCGCAAGAAGTTTCTCAGGCCGTACAAAACGCACCGGGTCAAAACTAATGTTGGTATTTCACGATTACGAATGCGAAAACGGGCATCGTCAGATTGACGTAGCCAACGACTCAAGCAAAGTCAGGCGAACGATCAAGTGCAATGAGTGTGACAAACGTGCAGCCATGCTGTTCATCAAGAGCAACTTCATACACAACTCACACAGTGGAATGTATGGCAAGTTTCACGCGGGCTTTGGCGAAGTGGTAGAGAGCTACAGCCACAAACAGGAATTGTTAAAAAAATACAACGTGACAGAGAGTGCCGACAAAGTAGGCGGTTCGACCTGTCACATAACCTCCGATGTAACGGACTCAAAACCGTCAGACACCCCAACGCCTTCTTTCGGTAACACACCAGAAGAAGCAGTGGCCCTTGCGGAAAAGAGATACAACGAAGGAGAACAATAGATGTCCGAATCAGTACTAGCTTTGGACTCCGGTGCGGAAGACACGTCACCCGATGCGGAATCATCTCAGGATCAGTCAACAGAATCTTCTCTTGAACTGTTTACGGATGACACTTCAGAATCGGCACAGTCGGAAACAGCCGGACACTCTGATGCAACGTCAGATTTTGACCCGGAACGGCACGATTGGTTGCGTGGAAACGCAGACGATGTGCCGGAGCAGTACCAGCCGTTAGTTCCGCTGGCAAAAAACATGCAAGCGCAATTCACGCGTACGCAACAGGACTTAGCAGAGCAGCGCCGACAGATCGAAGCACAACAGGGCGAATGGGCCAACAGGGTGCAAACCCTTGTTACACCCCAACAGCAGCAACAAGATCCGGTTGATGCAATGAGAGCCAACTTGTCTGAAGATGAAGCTCGCGGTGTAGATGCCGTCGAGCAGATCATTCAACATCGAGTGGGCAACGTAGTAAACGATCTGAACAGTCAGGTGCAGCAGTTACAGCAACAGTTGGCTACGGCCAACAATTACGTGCAGGGTCAGCAGACCGCGCACATCGCCACGCAAGTGGGTGAGGCGCGAGAAGCATAC